GCAGGTCGTCCGGCGTCGGGTCCGCCCACGCGGCCCGGCGGCACGATGCGATCGTCTCGCGGATGTCGTCGGCGCTCATCTCAGGTCGTTTCGGCATCGTCGGCCTCCAGGCTCTCGCGGGACGGCAGGATGCAGTGCGGCATGCGGTAGGCGGCGCTCCGCAACTTCGGCCACTCGACCCAGCCTTTGCGGATGAGCACCTCCACCGCAGACGCGCCACCGTTGGGCGACGCCATCCGGAAGCGGCGGCACAGATCGCGGACGCAGCACCCGTGGCGATGCTCTGCGTGGTAGTCGCGGATGTATCGCCAGATCGCACGCTGGCGGGTCGTCAGCGGACGTAGGATCGTGGTGGTCATGTGTGCTCCTCCCTGAGCCTGAGTGACGATGCAAGTGCCGTGACGGTGCCGCCGTCACGCTGGTCTCGACGCCACGCGGCGTACTCCGATTCGTTCATGCTGCGGCCCGCGTCGGAGCGGTAGTACCGCCGCTTCGACGGGTCCGACGGCGGCGCGCCAGCCGGGCGGCTGCCGACCTCGCGGTTCGTGCCGCCGCGGTCCTGGCACCGCTGCAGCCAGCCGACGAGGAACCGCCGCCAGTTCCGCTTGCCGCACCGCTTCGGGTTCGCCCGCAGCCACGCGGTCGCCTTGGCGAGTTCGGTGTCGAGCACCGCGCCGGGGAACGCCGCGGCCCACTCCGATCGGTCGGCGTCCGTGATGCCTTCCCAGCCGGCATCCGCAGACCACGACACGGCAGGCTTCGCCCGCGACCGAGACGGCGTAGCCGGCTCGTTCGTGGGAACCGGCGCAGCCGGTATTTCTTCTTCTGTACTCTCCTCTTCTGTCCTCTCCTGTGGTCGCGCTTTTCGCGCACGATAAGCGCACGCCCGTCGCGCGTTTTCCGCACGGGCCTTTGCGGCCCGGGAAAAACGCCTCTCCCAGCCCCGGATGACGACGGTATCGTTCAAAAACGACACCCAGCCGACCCGCTCAACAGCGAGCCAAAACGCTTCGTCACCTCCTGCCACCGCTGCGAGCCGCGCCGGTGTGGTGCGGATCGTCCCGTCAGCGGTGTTCATGGACGCCCACGACCACAACTGGATGAGACGATAGACGACGACCTCAACAGGTTCGCCAGTCTCGTCCACCAGCTCTAGCACCTCGGGCTTTGTGCCGAGGTTGCAGTCGATGGGAATCCACTCGCCGGCCATCCCTGCCTCCGCTGCGCCGCTCACTGCGGCCGCTTGAACCATTCCCTGCGGAACTCCTCGAACGACTTCGGCCCGAAGTCCTTCACCCAGTTCACGTAGGCGATTACGCACTGCTCCATCTGCGGATCGCTGTTCGCTTCGTCCCGCTTGCGACGCTCCGCGAGCTCCTCGCGATGGCGACGCTCTTGCCAAGTTTCTTGATGAGTCATGGCTGCCCATCCTTTCCAACCCAGCACATGCCGAACGAGGGTTTGACGCTGCGGGCGCGTGCCATCCGTGGCCTCCTAGCTGCGTGCAGTCAGTTCGCGATCCGCTATGAACCCGAGAGGAGTCTCCTCACAAACCAGCACTTTGCGTGTCTTGTGATGCCTGCGAAAAGAGTTCTTAGCCAGCGTGTCGGGATTGAGTTCAAACCTCAGCAAATCGATCAACTGCTCAAGCACGATCTCGTGCCACGCAATTTCCGTCAGCGACGACCGCTTGAACCTACCCCACATCATCGATTGAGAATCGACCGGGCTTGTGCCATCCATGCGAACAAAAGACACGCCGTAGTTCACGAGCCATTGGCCGTTCCACTTCAGATGCGGGATAGTCGTTGCGTGCTTCTTTCTGTATGTGTCGATCTGGCTCGCCGTCAGGTTGCCAGATCGCGTCTTTACCTCGATCTCCATCATTGGCTGCACCTCGCGTGTGCCCTGCCTGTCAACGCACGTCAAATAACGATGAATAAACGAATCCACGTCTGTCTGAACCCATCCGCAGTCTGCTGACCATGACGGCAGCAATTTGCACGACCTACACCACGACATGAAAGGAGCGTCCGATCCGAACAGCCGGTCGCGAGTCATTTTGTGATCTCCTTGATTCGCTCGCTCGCACGAGCCATGTTGGCTTCGTCGATCTCAAACGCAGCCCATTTGCGACCGAGCCCGATGCACGCGGCCGGCGTCGTTCCGCCACCGCAGAATGGGTCCACAACAAACCCGTCTTTGTCGGTCAGCAGTTCAATGAAGTAGCGCGCCTCGGATTCGGACTGCTGCCATTCGTGGTGCGACTTCTCGCGGCTACCTGTCGCCACGTCGTTGATAAAAGTCGTCTTGTCGCCGCGAGTTTCATTGACAAACCACAGCATCGGCTTCCAGCCGTTTACGATGCCGTACTCGTTCATCCGAAGAAGCGACGGACCGCTGTGGTAGCAGGAACACGTCCACCAGTAGCGGAGATGCTTTGACAGGTCTGCCACTGCGTCTGGCAGTTGGATCTGGCCGATGTAGGCAATCAGACTTCCGCCTGGCCGAAGAACTCTCGCGGCAAACTCACCTAGGCCGTCGAATAACTCGATGGCCTTCCGGTCGTATGGCGGGTCGGTGAAGATCAGGTCAACCGACGCATCGGGAATCTTGTCCCCGATCTTACGGAAGTCGCCGAGATACAGACCGTCAACCGACTGCCGCTTTGCAACTGCTGCGGCCTTCTGCTCTTGTCGCTTGACCGACGCCTCCTGTTCCTTCAGATCGCGCACGACGCGGTTGATTGAAACCTCGCCGGTTCGCAACTTGGCGACCGTCTCGGCGTCCACCTTGCCAGCCTTCTCGGCTGCGTCGATCTTCTTGACGTTTGATACCGTATTTGATCCAACGCCTGCGAGCCGCGCTATCTCCTCTCTTGTGTCTAACCCTTCACTACTTTTCGGCGATTTCGCCGAAAGGTCTGTTCGCTCGCCTTGGCGACTTCTAGCCGCGATTGTCTCTTCAAGCCGTAACGCCAACTGCGTCCGCACATAGGCCGACAGGTTGCGCCGCCCGAACTGATTGCGGATGATCCACTCTTCGGCGTGGCTGCGGTCGCTGAACCGCATCTCTTCGATTTCAAACGGCAGCCCAAGTCGCGTGCAGATTTCGTATCGGTTGTGACCATCAAGCAGCGTTCGCGGCCACTCGTCATCGCTGATGATCTCATCGAACCCATCTGTAGTCTTGTAATCCCACGAGCGAGTCTTCTTGTTCTCAACTACTTCCTCGACACACTCGTCGAAGAGGACCGGGGTGTCGCAGTCATCCGGCGTAAACTGTTCGTGAACCCATACCACCAGCGGATCGCGAGCGCCGCCGTGCTCGACGATGTTGTCTTCGAGTTGCTGCCGCTCTTCGGCCGACAGCGGCGGGATCAGTGATGCGAACTCGGCGTCAACGATGATGTCTTCAAAAACCTGCGGCATACCTGCCTCCTTGCGTTGTGTCTAGTGCCAGCACCTACCGTGGCACACTCGTCAATCCCGCCCCGCCGCGTCGAAGCGGCGTCCTTCGCGATTCGACCGCAGACCTCGATCTCAACTGCTTCTCACCTGTTCCCGCTCCACGCGGAACCTCTCGTTGCGGCGAATATCAAATGGCGAAACGACAAGCTCGCAATCGATGCCGAACCACCTGAACGGCGTTCTACCCCGGAGGTGCTGGCGAACTATTACCTTCTGCGGCTCGTCGCCTTCGTCTACTGGCTTATGCCTGTAGTGCTGCCGCACCCAATGGCGAAGTGCATCTCGCCTGCCTGTTGTGTCGTTTGGGTTTCGATTGCGAAACGCTGCCATTGCACCGGCTGTGTCCGTCGATAACGAGACTGAGATTCCCGTCGGACCCTTGAACACGACTCTCCAAACGACATCCCTGGTAAACGCTAAGCCGAGCAACATTTGGCACGTGTTCGAAATGCCTTGATTGTCATCGACTCCGAATGTCACGATGTTGCCATCGCTCGTCTTACTTTTCGCGAAGTGGTGATACTCCCCCCTAGCTCCAATCGGGAGCCAGTCGCGGCCAGCTTGATTGACAAGAATGCGCCGCGACGTGTAGCTGCCGTCGTCAACATTGACCCAGCATGAATACAGGGAAGCGACGTGGGGTGAGTAAAGGCGGCCCATTCCCCGAGCCTTGCGAATACTTTCCTGTCGCACGCGGTAAAGCTCGATTTGTCTCTTGCCGTCATCGTCAACCGTAGTCAGCACAGAAGACACATCGAACCTTGGAACGTCGGCAGGCTTCACGTCTGCGAAATAAGCCACCGAATCTCTGTCCTTTGAGATGGTAATTACATCTCCGTCCCCGTCGTCGAGAAACGCCTCTGCTTCTTTGAAGTCCTGTGGACGCACTTTGTCGTTCGTAATCCAAGCAGGCGACTTGCGGTGGTCTTCCTCGCTCAGTCCGCAGAAAACAAACAAGTCTTCAATCGCATGCTCTAACGTGCTGCGTCTGCGCTTTGTCCATCGCATTACGTTCGCTCCTCGTGTCCTTCACCCTCCACCGGTCGTCAACGCGACGCCGGTCTCACCCTCCACACCACCGCCCACCGTCCACTGCTCGTCTTCCGCGTCCCATCCGCGACAACGAACCCGCGCCTCGCGAGCTCGATCCGCCGTGGCCGCTGCGTGCTCGGGTTCATGCCGAGCCGCCTCTGCATCTCCTCGTCAGTCAGCCCGCCGGGCGTGGCCTGGAGCAGTGCAAGCACGCGCCGCTGCATCGCGTCGAGCGTGTCGCCGTCGAGCGAGTCGGCAGCCTGGGCAGACGTTTGCGAACCGCGAACGGCCGGGGCTCGCTGGGCGAAGAGCGGGAGGTCGGCACACCGCGAGGTCGCGTCAAGGTGGAAGGAATCGTTGCTCACTTGGTCGCCTCCGTGCGCTCGTGCCGATACCGTCCGTTAGCAATGCAGTTGATGACGCTCAGCGACACGCCGAGCCGCTGTGCGATTTGCTTTTGACGCACGCCACGGGCCAGTAGCTCGCGGATGCGGTCGATCGGGACGCGGTCACGTGGTGGCATGGGAAACCTCCTTGTTTCGGCCCCGTCTCGTGGGGCATCCGGTCGAGTCACCACCGGAACGAAGCGGCCTCGACTGCGGTGGTTACGCGCGACTCCCGCTTCGCGACCCATGCAGCCGATGGAATGCAGCCGCTCCGGCCAGGGCGGGCCGTTGCGTTCAACCGTCGCTCATTGGTCCTGCCTTGTTCCCTGGTCGCGTCACTTGGCGACTCAGCCACTCGATGCTGTCTACGTCTCCGACTGGATCGCACGTCGGCTTGGGCTCGTGCTCACGAATCCACCCACGCAGCAACCTCGCGTAGTCGATCGCCTCTGACAGCAGCCTCTGCGTGTTGCAGCTACTGCCGTGCTCGGCCATGTACTCCAGCCGCCCGACGACGATGTCAGCGGCAGCGGCCGCGCCGATCACCGACTGCGTGCCGACGCGGATCTGCCAGTTCACGTGGTCACCTCCTCGCCGGTGAGGATGTCCTGCCTGCCGTCGATGAGGCTGAAGAGCTCGTCGGCCTGGCTCGTCGTGTAGAACTGCTCGTCGATCAGACGACGCTCGACCGTCGCTCGGATCTGCGTCAGACGCTCGACTGTCCGCGCCTGCTGCACCGCGTGGCGAGCCTTGACCATGTCGTCGGGCGTGGCACGCGCCGGCTCGTCGGGCACCTCGGGCTCGTCCGGTGCGGCACCGATCCCGGACTGTTGAACTCGGGTGGCGAGGTTCCGGTCGTCGAACTTCGGCCGCACCTTGACCGGCTCTCGGGCAGGCTCGGGCGTCGGGTAGTCCTGCGCCTCTTCGGCGGTGATGAGCCCACGCAGGGCATCGGCGAAGGCGTTCCGCAACGCGAACCCGCGAGCACGCAGGGCGAGCATCCGAGCCGGGTACTGCTGCCACGGGCCGGATTTGCCCCACAAGCCCGCCTTCTTCGCGTCAGCGACCGAGAACCGCACGACGGTTGGGGCCGGATATCCGCGACGCTTCGCCTCGCAGACCGCCACGAGGTTGTCGCCGTCGCCCTCGGTGTACTCGCGGACGTACTCGCAGACCGGCGACGCCTGGACGAGAGCCATTGCGGCATCGCCCCAGATGCTCGGTCGGCCGTTGATGACCGCGATGCTCTGGAGGCTCTGCATCGGGCTCAGCCCGACCTCGCTGCCCGCCTGGATGGCGAGCAGGCAGCTTTCGGGCTTGCCCCTGAAGTCCTTCGGTGGGAACTCCGAGCTCGCCACCATCTTGGCGAACCGATAGGCGTCATCCATCGAGGCGAGAGTCAACCCTCTCGCTGGTGCCGTGTGTGTGCTGATCTCCGTCGTCATCTGTTCCTCGCTTTCTTGCGTTGTCGTGCGTCAGTCAAAGCCCGCCGCGTCC